TCCACTAAACGAGGGTAACCTCACACCAGCTGGGACGCCCTCGAACAAGCAAGCCTCTTCACCCGCAAACTGCCATACCTCATCCCAGACGCACTCAACGAATTCAACCGCAACATCCTCGGCTTCTAAAACACAAAACCAAAACAACCCCCGAGACGTGGTACTCTCGGGGGTTCACGCATACCCTCACCTGGGGGTAATCCCCGCCCCACAACCCGAAACCCCCGGGCGACCAAGGCGTTTAGGGTGTGTACGGGTCTGACCGGTGGGGTTTGTGGTGTGTTTGTGGTTTGAGCTTGGTTTTGGGTGCGTGGCCTGGTCTTTCCACTTGCATACAGCGCTAGAATTGTATATAATGGAAGTGTCCCCAAGAGGGGAAATAACTGCACAGTGAAAGGAGGTCAGATGCATGCCATCTGGAGCGATATTCTCGCCCTCATATCAGCGGCAATCGCCTTAGAGACTCTAAGACGGCAACCAAAGAATGAGGGTAAGCACCGTAAGCGGAAACGCTACCGGCGAGGAAAACGCAAATAGTAGCCACCTGAGGTTCTGAATATCGGAACTACTCAGAACCTCGGGGCTACCCCTCCAATACTAAACGAAAGGACAACATCATGACCACACGAGCCCTCTACCTCATCGCCCTGGCCCTACTAGCTTTATCCCTAATCATCAGCCTCATCAACGGATTCACCACCTCCAGCGCTATCCTCTCCGTCGTGGCGGTGGCTACACTTAGCTGTGCCACCTATAAGAAGGTGTGGAAGAAGTGAACGTACGAATCACAGATACGGATACCGGGCGGGAGTTGTGGACGGTTAACCAGTGTGCTGAGCATTGTGGGATTACGGCTACGACGTGGCGCAGTTACCGTAAGCGTGGCGCTACTCATCCGTCTCCGCGGCCTGTAGCTCGTCTTGATGGTAGAACTCCACTGTGGGATGCGGATGAGGTCAGGGCGTGGCATGAGTCGCGTCCTGGCTCGCCGGTGCGTAACGCTCCAGGTAGCACGAGCTAGTGGGGCGCCCTGAAGAAGCTTTGTTCATGCTTCTTCGAGCGCTATCGGGGTTATGCTTCTTCTTGTCTTGGTTTGACGCGGGTGAACAGTGCGTCTACATCTTCCGGCTTTAGTCGGATTGCTCGCCCGGCGCGGTAGGCGGTCAATTCACCTGCGGCAATATAGCGGCGTAAGGTGCGCACGCTTAGCTGTGTGTAGTCAGAGACTTGTTCCAAGGTCCGGTATTGGGGTTGTGGTGGCTGTCCGTTGGGGTGCCAGGCGCGTGGTAGGTCATATCGGGGTGTGAGCATCCATGGATCTGGTGCCCATGCTTTAGGTTCTGGTGCTCCGGGATTGATGCATGAGACGCGGCCCGCTTCGTTAATATCCTCAATCATGATTACGAAATCCGACGGCTCGCCGCCTTTGGTGTGACGGTTATAGCCGCACCACATTCCTACGAATTCGGCGCGTTCCTCGGCGGTCATGTCTGCGAGTGTTTTCATGCTTTGTTCCATTCTGTGACGTGGCGGCGCATCAGGGTGCCGGGTGGGGTGTCGAAATAGTGGGGGTCTTTGAAATCGCCGTTCCAACTACCCCGTGGGTGGAATTGGGCGGTGACTTCTTCGGTGTCCATGTCGGCGATGGTGTGTAGGGCGCGGTTTACTTCTTCCATTGGCATGTACCATTTTTGTAGCCAGTTCTGGGCTTCTTCGGGTGTCATCGGGGGCATGCTTCCTCCTGTGTCCTCTTGTGCGTGATTAGCTGCGCTGTCTTGGTTACTCATTAGGGTGGATTCCTCTCTGAACGGTGATGGTGTAGGTGGTGCCGTCGGCGTATTCGGCTATGAATTGGCCGTTGTGTTTTTGGGTGATGTAGTCGGCGACGGCGGCGATGGCTCCGTCTTTGTGGTCCTCTTTGGAGGTGAATGCGGTGCCAGTCTTATTGAGCTCGCCTATGTGGATTGCGTCGGTGAATAGGGCGTTTTGGATTCCGTATTTACTCATTCATTTTCCATTCGATGAAGTTGAGGTAGCTATTCCAGTCGGGGCGTTCGCGGGCGAGCAGGGCTCTTTCTTCCAGCGTTAATTCGGCACGTATGTGGAGGTCTAGTTCTACATCCTGAATTAGCTGCGCCCGGGTTCTGATGTTGAGTTCCTCCCAGTGCTCCGTTACCCACCTGGTGGTGCGTCGAAGGAGGAGGGATTGGCTTTCTCGGCAGTGGCGTAGTGCGCTGATGATGATGTGTTGGTCTTGCGGCAGCAGGATTGGGTCGTTCATGGTTTTCCTGATGTTGTAGGCTGGTGGGTACGCACACCGCGTCCGCTCAAGATTTTGATGACGCGGTTTTCTTTATTCCGCTTGCTCTTGCTCGTAGGCGTTGATTGCTTCCTTGGTGAATTTCGCCGCCAATTCCGGGGTGGTTCTGCTGACATCTAGTATGTAGTCACGCTTGGCATCATCCTCGAAGTCGTGGACATTTACGGAGATGAGGCCTGGTTTGCATTCGAATGCTGTGGCGAATATCGAGTAGCGGCCTTGGCAGTCATACACGACGGCAGATATGAGTTTGTATTCCTTATTGGAGTGTAAAAATAGCGCTTTGCAGCCCAGTAGTTTGAAGAACTTTTCGACGGTTGCGGCTGCGGTTTCTTTTGGGGTCATTATTCTCCCTCCTGGAGTACGTATCGGCGGCCAGTCGGGGTGAAGGAGTCGGGGTACACAGCGCCCACAAGCCCGTTTCTGATGATGCTGATACACCCCGATGTGGTTTTCCAGAGCATGATGGTGTCGGAGCCGTCCTCGTGCTCCGCTTCTGCAAGAAAGTGCTTATCAGTGTCCCATTCGATTTCGGCCATGGTGGGGCGTGGTTTCGGCGGGAGGGCTTTGAGGATGTGGTTGTTGTAGGCGCGCATCATGTCTGCTTGTTCTTTGTCCTCTGCTTGGGTGACTGCGAAGTCTGCGAGGCCGAAAAGTGAGGCGTACGCTTTGAGGATTTCTTGGCGGGTGGGGTTTAGTTGTCCCATAGTTGGTCGTCTTTCTGCATGTCGTGTAGTTGTTCGTACCAGCGTTCTTGGCTGTCGAAATTGTTTTCTAATTCTCCTTCGTCTGGTTCGTTCGTGTCATCGAACGGGAATGGTTTAGCCATTGGTTAGTCCTTCCAGGTGATGGTGATGTGGGCGCCGGCGGGATTAGATTTCTTCCCAGCTAATTTCTGGGTGGGGAGTTAACTCATCGATGACATAGTCAGGTGGCGTTAGCTTGTGATGGGCGTTGCGGTCGTGCTTTCGATGGCACGAGGTGCAGCGGGGTGAGTACCTGTCTTGGTCGGTGGAATACGCCATGATGAAGGTGTTTTCAACGAGGTCCCAGTGCTCATTTGGGCAACCTCCGTTGTATGACCATTCGTTAGCTTGATTTCCACAGTCGACACATTTGTACTGCGATGCCCTGCCCCGGTCATAAAAAATGCGCTTATGCATTCCGTCATAGCTTGGTACTTCCATTCGCTTGCGACCTACACCGCGTCCTGGGCCTTGGGCTAGTGGGTTACCGTATTTTTTGGCCCGGTATTCGTGGTAGTAGCAGTAGCCGTTTGCATGGTAGGGGCGTTCGCATCCCTCTACTTCGCAGTCGCGTTTTACCTGCTTGTAGTCGCTCTTGCCAAGCGGGTCGCCATACTTTCGCCAACGCACCCAGTGTGCTGCGCACCAGCCGCGTCCTTTGGCGGGCTTTTCACATCCTTCGATTGAGCACTGCTGTGGTTTGGCGCATTGGTTGCAGAGAACTTTTCTCCCGTGGTTTTCGGGGAGTTTGGTTTTGCATTTTTTGCAATGGCGGTATGGGGTTCCGGTTTTATGGATGCGGTTGTAGTGGATTGAGCAATATTCGCTTGATGTTGAACGGGCCTGTCGGTTGCATTCTTGAATCGTGCAGAGGGTACGCTCATTCATAGCCCTCACGCTCCTTACTAGCGTTGTTTGGGTTAGGCCTCTGGTGAGCGTTGGCGCGCTCCCAGGGGCCGTTCTTATTCTTCCAATTATAGCACATCACCTGGGCTTTTAAGTAGTTTTATGAGGTCTTCGATTTCCATAATTGCCCACTGTTTTCCGGGGTCTGTTGTTCCTCTTCGCTTGGCGATGACTACGCCGACGTGTGCGTTGTCGTTGTCGGCTTCTTGGTGGGCTTCTTTGGTCCATTGGGGGAGGTTGAGTTTGCCGCCGTAGTCCTTGCATTCGATGGTGATTCGGCGGTTGTGTGAGTCGCGGACGTTGGCGATGTCGCCGCAGTCCTTAGCCCCGGTTTTGACTCGGCGGTCTATGCGGTCGTCGAGGTTGTCTCGAAGGTGGTCGGCTATGAGGCGTTCGAATCGTGCGCCTGCTTGTTTGGCGGTGTTTCTGTTTCTGCTCAAAATGGTGGCTCTTTTCGTTTCTGGCGGGTTTGGGTGTTGTTTTGGGGTGATTGCCCGTCGGTGGCGTGTTTGTCGCTCTGTGGGGCTTCTGGGCGGGTTTTGGGCTTGTTTCGGGCTTGTGGTCGCAGTGCCATGCTTCGCCGTCCTTGGATCGCATGCCGTTGTGGTCGCAGAGGTCGCAGGCGTCGATGGCGGCGCGGCGTTGCTTCTTCTCCTCGGCTTCGGCTTGGGCGCGTTGCTTCTTGGCGTCGGCGCATCCCCAGCACGCCTCTCGGCTGGGGTTGCCGTCTGGGTGCTTTTGGCAGACTCCGTTTACGGCGAGGGGCCGGGCGGCGTGAGCCGCGGCCAACTCGTCGAGACTTTCAGGGGTGGGGTTCGATGCTTCCGATTCCGAGCCGTCGTCAGCGCCTGTCTGGTTTCCCCTTCTCCCCCGAACCCCCTTAACCCCATCCGACGTTTCCCCCCTTTGCGAGCGTCTAGAAAAGGTTGTGGTTGTGGTTGCGGTTGTAGGGCTAGGGTCAACGCTAGGGTCAACCGAGGGGTCAATGGCACCCTTAGGTTCACCCCTAACGCTAGGGTCAATGGAAGGGTGAACCGAGGGGTCAATTGCGCGTTTTTTCAACAGCCGCGACGCCTCATCCGACTCCCAACCCTTAAACTCCGGATGCTCCTCATGCAGCCGCCGAAGCTCCCACACGACCACACCCTTAATCGTCCGCGACCCCACAGCCGCAAACTCACGCGCCATCGTCGTCGCCAAATTCCTCTGCTTCATCAAACCGTCATGCCGCACGAAAGTCCGCACCAGAAACTCGTCAGTATCTTCATCAATCACGATGAAAAGACCGTCCACGAGCTCACGGGCCGCAGACTCCACAACCGGGCGGGACCACGACGAGCACAGGCCAGAAAGGCGGCCCGCGTGCCAGGTCCCCACCCCGGCGCGGTTCATGGTTGGGTGCGAGATGAGCACAAAGTAAAGCAGCTGCGCGTTATTGCTTAAATCCAGGAATGAGTCATCATTCCAGATAGAAAGCTTAATCTGGGCAAAGTCACGCATCTTTTTTCACCTCCTTTTCTATGGATTCAAATAGGCGTATGAGCGCGTCGAGGAAGTCAGGCCGGGCGCAGTACAGGTCGCGGGTTTCGAGGTAGGCGCGCATGTCCTCACGCTGCTGGTGGGTGGGCATTAGTTGCTGCTTCCGATTCCGTTGGTGCCGCGTTCGGTGTGTGGCAGTTCGCGTACTTCTGCAATGTCGTTGGTGGCGATGGGGATGATGACGAGTTGTGCGATGTAGTCGCCGGCAGTGATGTGTTGGGGGGTGTCGCCAGTGTTGTGGAGACTGATTTTGATGGAACCGGTGAAACCACTATCAATAATGCCGGTACCATTGGATAGAACAAGTTTTCGTTTAATTCCGGTGCTGGAACGCACAAAAATCATGCCCACATGCCCCCGCGGCACAGCAACCTTTACACCAGTATCCCCCACCCTGTGAGCACCCACCGGAACACTCACGTCATGCTTCAACGCCAGGTCAATACCAGCATCATCCTTATACGCCTGACGCGGATGAGCCGCACCATCATCAAGAGAATAAAAAAGCAATTTCAAAAGTCCTTAAGGAAAATAGAAAGGGCTTCTACAAGGCGCAAAAAGTTGCAGGTATCCTTGCAGAAGCCCCAAATGAAAGATTGAATGTTCAGTGTTATATTCCTACGTTGACGAATCAGCCTCCCAGAATGATGACTACTACCTACTGTCTGCGCTCATACTTGATGAAAAAGGTAAATCTCAGCTAGAAAAAGGCTTGTCAGATTTGCTAGCCGCAGAGACTGAACAAGGTCATCTCTGGGGAATTGAAGAGTTGCATGGCTACGAAATAATGCAACAGAAGGGCGACTGGTCGCACGTGCCCTTTCGTCTAAGCATCAATATTTACAATCGGGCGCTTAGCATCATCAACGATTCTGCCTCTGCGCTGTTTGTAGAATGCATCAACCGGCGCAAACAGGAAAAGCGGTACGTCCGCCCGTTTGACCCCCGAGATTTAGCGATTAGCTTCACTCTCGAGCGGGTTAATGAGTTCTGCACCGGGAACGAGGAAAATTCCCATGTTCTACTAGATGACCACTACACAGCGGAAGAATCCAGAAAGAACTTCATGAAATACCGAACCGATGGAACATTCGGCTACAAACCATCCAAACTTGACCGAGTAACATCTTTCGATTTCTACGATTCCAAAACTAGGTGGGGCTTACAGGCAGCTGATTTATGCACTTACATAGCCAACAGAGTCATTTCTAAACCGTCTACAAATCCCAAGGCTGTACGCCTCCAGAATGATATGTGGAATCGAATCAGAACGATAAGAGAAGCTGGACAAATTAGAATTTGGCCTTAAGATGCACGAAAGCCGCCGTCAAAGAATGACAGCGGCTCAAGGCGATGTGGTGTTGTATACCCATACAATCACTACATGGAACATGATATAAGCATCTCAGCTAGATAGCAATAATTTAACCCCTGTGGACTATGGAGGTCCTGACTGGCGGGGTTAAGTGGTTGGGTCTACAAGGACGATTGATGTCGCGTTGAGGGCAAATCGTCCGTCTCTAGTGGCGCCATGCACCACATCGCCGACACGAGCAGCAAAAGTGACACGGTCAGCAATCTTCTCCGGGTCAAACGCGGCCGGGAAAAGAACTACTCTCCTGCCCTTGTACTGGGGAAGGTCGGCGGCTTGAATCTTGACGTAGCCCATCAAAATGGTGGTGCCTGGTCTTGCTGCCCTGCTTGCGCCGGCGGCTGAGACCACGCCCCACTAGCCGCGGTTTGCCCCTGCTGGACGGCAGTATCCCACGATTGCTGCGCCTGGCTCGGCTGCTGCTGCGGCGCGGCAGGAAGCTGGTAAAAACGCATAGCACTGAACTCAACCTTGCTGCGCTTTTCACCATCCTTCGTCTCCCACGAACGCGTCACAAGCTTGCCAGTCACCGCAACCTGGTCGCCCTTTTTCAAATCAGCAGCCATTTGCGCCCACGGCGTAGGATTCTGCTTATTGCCTTGCTCGTTCCAGATGGTGACGTCCAGGTACATGCTGCGAGTCTTAACCCACTGATTCTGACTCTCGTCATAACGATTATCCGAATTCGCCAACGTGAAATTCGCAACCGCAGCGCCCTGCGGCGTGTATCGTAACTCCGCATCCCGCGGCAAGCCTCCGGTGAGAGTGATGACATCAATCATTAATTCTTCTCCCCCTGCAGCTCATTCCAACGCCGGCGCCCAAGGTCAATGACCTCTTCGGGAACATCACCGTCATTGCGGATTTCCTGCATGAAACTCGTGACCTCATCAGCAGTAGTGAGCTCAGCCAAAGCCTGCTTGACGTCCTCCACAAACTGGTCCGACTGCCCATCTTGCTGCGACTCCCTCACCGCCGGCACAGGAGCAGCCAACGCCTGCGCAGCAACATCCTGACGAGAGGCGCTCATATTCACCGGTTCCAACTCCAGGTCCTCTGCAGCGTACTTAATGCCCAGAAGAACGTTAGGGGCAAGGCGGCGAGACACTTCCGAAGCAGCCTTGGCGTACAACATGGCCTGCGGGTCAGTCTGATATTTCTTATTAGAGGTATAGTTAGCCTTCTTAGCGCGGTCGATAGTCCACGTGGAAGACTCCTGCTCCCCGCTCGGCGCCACGCCACGCACCGTTACAGACTCATCACTGGACTCCACGGTCTCGAACTTATAGCCCTTGCCCTTAAGCAAAGCCACCATAGTTCGAGCGTAAATAGCTGGCTGCCCATGAATGACGAATACTTGCTGCAGTGCCTGCTGAGGCTTCAATCCAAGCTCAGCACCATAGAGGATGGCGGCGGCGCCATCATCAGGCTTACCGCGAAAAGTCTGCGGCACCATCTGGGTATTGCACAACACCGTCGCCAGCTTATGCGCGGCATCCATAGCCTCAGCTTGGCGCATGAGACCGCTGAGCCCATTATCGCTGAGCTCAGGCATAGAAGCGTTGACAGTATCAATTTGATTATTCACTGTTAGATGTTCCTTTCGTCGTCGAATCGGTCGAGGGTGATTTCTGTGAGTGTGAGGGCGGTTTCCTCATCATGGCCGCGGACGGTGAAGTACTCTGTGAGGTAATGCGCCTGGTCTGCAAAAGCAGTCAACGCCGCATAGTTTTCCTCCATCGAAGTGCGTGCGACCTCGAGTCGACGCCGCGGCATATCACTCGGAATAGGATTCATAGGTTCGCTCGCTCTCTGTCTATCTGCTGCTCAATCTGGAGGCATAAATCCCGCAATTCTGGTGAAAGGTCACTGTGGTCCCTCACCCAATCCATGACCTCTATTTCGAGGCGGGCATACGCAATTTTGCGGGCCTGCCTACTGGGATATTCAGGCTCATACATCAGTCGCATCACTCTTTTACCCTCGTAAGTATCAGCCGCGTCGCACCACGACGCTTCTTCGTCGCATACTCGCGGTACAAGTCAGGATGAGTCTTCTTAAACTTGGTCGAATCGAACGCCATACTGTCAGCAGCTGTAGAAACACTGACTTTAAAGCCACCATGCTGACCGGCGTAGTCTCGCCCAACCTTGGCCAAAATCTCTGTGCGATATTGTTCCTTCAACTCCGCCCAGGATTTAGCTTTAGCGTCCGCATCCGCATACTGAGCAACCAAGTCCTCGAGCTCGTCCACATCGTCCAAACTGGATAGTTCAACCATCCACTCCGGAGTCTGCCCATCAAGCCACGCAAACCACTCGGCAGCGGTCTGGCGCATGGTCTCTACCGTTTCGGGGTCGTATTCAATCACTCGAGTCTCGCACTCGAATGGGGTGAACTGGCCGTCTTCCTCCCGGTAGTACTCAACGAGCAGGACACACGCTTCAGCACCTGCGTGCCACATGTTCGCCTGCACCTGCAGGTAATACTGGTCAGGGCACCAATCATGGAACATTCCGCCCGTAAACTCGTGATTCGCGGTCTTAATCTCACCAATCACTGCCCCGTCCTCACTGAACAAATCCGGGGTGCCACACAAGCGCTCATCAGCCTCGTTGATGATGATGGTCTGAGGGTCCTCGTTGTAGTTCAAGCGGCTATCAATATCCGCAAACAGCGGGGCCAACTTCAGTTCACGGGCCTTCCCCCACTCCGTATACTGATTACCACCCCAACGCTCCCCCGATTCCTTCTGCCTACGTAACTCTTGCCAATTCCTAGCGGTATGAATCAGGTGCAGCGATGCCAACTCCGTCGACGTTAAATGCTGGCGTCGATACTTAAACCACTCATCATCATCCTTCGTCTTAAAAAGCTTCATTTCTTCCTCCTTCTCCTACGCCAAAGCACACGCCGCGCCACAGGCGCATGCCACGAACAAAACCGAAAACCAACGCCCAAACCATCAATCTCCCCACCTGGGACATGACAGCCCTCAAATAAACAAGGGCCGGGCAAATCAAACACCCGACCCAAAAAATTCCAAGCATCATACTCAGACAAAAAAGAAATAAGACGCCCATCAAACTCCACCCAAAACCGACCACCATGCTCAACAGGCTCAATCCCCTCCGAACCATGGCCTACATCCATACAGGCGGCACCGAAATAACCCAATGGAAAACAAACCCAGCAACACCACCCAACGCCCCAGTCGCCCAACACAACCGAAAACGCTTAGCAGCCGTATCCTTCCAATAATGCAACTCACGCAACTCCCGCGTACCCCGCGCCGGCACCTTACTTGTGTTCCGGGTGCACATTACGAACCCTCCTGTCATACGACTCAACCAACGAAGCAATCACATGCGCCTGCTGCGCACTATCCTTAATCTGACGACGAATCTTCTCCGGAACACGCGCATACCGATACAAAGCGATATACCGGCCCTCAATATCCTTCAAAGTCCGAACCGCATGGTCATGACTAATCTCAAACACTACGGTCTTACCTCCACATCATCGTGAAAACATTGAACTGACGACGCCGACGCCGCCCACAACAAAAAATCTGCCTCAAAAACCTCACAAAGCATCTCCTCTCAAAAACTCATCGCACCACTCAGGTTTCAACCGATAACGCCGACCAACCTTCACCGAACGAAGCTCCCCACGCTGCAAATGCACATACAACGTCTCCGGATGCACGCTCATATAGTCAGCCGCCTCTTTAGCAGTCAGCCACGATGTGCTAGTATTCATATCGTCCTTTCAGAGGTGAGAAGATTGAAGGGGGAAAGCCCGGATAAACACCGCCAGGCTTTCCCTCTTTTCACGTAAAAATAAAGGAGCTGCAGGACAGCAGAGCGCAGCAGCGGCAAGTGCTCAACCACCAAAAGCCTGGGATGCTGCCCTTAAGACGGTCAGTGTCCAACCCGCCGTTGACAACCCCTAGTGCGCAGCCAGGGAGTTGCACCCTGGTAGCTTTTGAAAATCACACAATCACTAACCCACCGGTAGTAGGTAAAAATGAAAGTGAAACATGTACTACTCTGCGCTCAACAACGCCTCCAAAACCGTCGGAGACGCTCGATAGAATAAAAGAATGACCGCTTTCGAAATCACCTCCACAGTCATCGCCGTAATCTCCGCCATAATCGCAATCTGGCAGGCAACAGAAGCAACCAAATCACGCAAATCAGCAGAGGCTGCACAAGCCGAAGCCGCAGAAAGCTCCGACCGAGCCGCCCGCAGCGCCGAAAAGGCCGCAGAAGAACAACGAAAAATCGCCGAAGCACAAGCAACAATCTCCGCATACACGCAGAAACTCGCCGCAGCAAACCGACGAAACGTCACCCTGCGCCACGAGAGCAAACAGCTCTACGTCATCGCCAACGAAACCGGCGAAACCATCACCAACGTCAGCATCAACGCAACCAGAGACGACCAAGCAGCCCACATGCACGCCGAACCCGCCACCACGCTCCACCACGGCGACTCCCTCGAAGCGCTCCTCGGCTACCGCGGGCAATACATCCTATGCTGGACAGACAGCGACGGAGAAGAACAACAAAAGACAACAACCGCTAATGCCGATTGATGTAGCTGACATAAATAGCGCACCCCACAGAAACCAAGGCGCACACCGAAATAACAATCGGAGCAACCATACCGAAACACCTCCCCTCTACACTCAACTATCCGCCTCACACACTGTGAGGCCAGTGCCGCGCCCGGGACTCGCACCCGGGGAGTAACTAATTCACGGCCTGGTGTTTTACGTCCTTGGTGGTTCCCTCCCGCTTACGGCGGGGTTCCTGCCTGTCGGCTTGGCCAATGCTTCACGGACATGTCAACGTGGTTCTTGGCCCGGTATCTTCTATCAGGACAATTCACTAATTCAGTTCTCTGTACAGCGTTTCGACCCAACCAATACCCCTTGGGGTTATTGTCACTGTGTCGAAATTTTGGGACATGACTGCCCCCAGTGCCCGCGGGGAGGCTCGCACTCCCCCGCCTGCTAAGTCGGGCTAAAATACACACATGGCAATAACCGCACTCATAAGCGCAATAACCGGACTTGCCGCACTACTACTAGGAATCAAACAATTCCAACACGCCCGCCAATACGACGGCGCACACCAAATAGCAATGGGCTTCAGCAACTACGGAACCCCCACCGTCACCTCAGGAATGAAAGAACCCATTGACGAAATCGAAATACAACTCCACTACCAGGGCTTCCAACCCCTCCACGGAGTAAAGATGTCCCTCCTCTGGGACAATGGCGAACACTGGGACCTCTACCCCGAGCCCCATCTTCAGCCTGGAGAAAAATTCGGCCCGAAGGTTCTAAAAATACCGTGTAGCGACCTGGATAAAGTACACCTACATGTCGCATGGCAGACTCCACATCCTGCCATTCTGAAAAACAAGATTCGGTATCAAGCACTCCGGATGAACCTGGCTCAAGAGGCTCAACAATGGCGATGGCGTCCATTCGAACACCTCCATCGGCGCCGGCACTCGCCACTCGGAAAGTGGAAGGCAATTCATAATCCCCCAACCGACCAACAGAACTTCCCCGGCTGGCCCCACGGCCCCGCAGCCAAGACCATAGACTGGTAAACATCAACAACACTCCTTTAAACGAAACATGAACCTCGACACCCTACTGACAAGCATCAGCGCCACCACCGGCATCATCAGCATGCTTATCGCAATATTCGCCAAACTCGACTCGAAAAACGCCAACAACATTGCGCAAAGAAGCCACAAGCGAGCCGCGGAATCCATCACCCTCGCCCAACAATCGAACAGCATCGCCATAGATGCCCGCGAGCTCGCAAAGGAAGCGAACACGATTAGCCGCAGGGCCGAAAAGCGAGACACTGAACTCAACTACGTCAGCTGGAACTACCACTGGAAAAACACGACGACCTGCAACATCATCAACACTGGACAAGATAAAGCCCTCAACACCCACATCACCGTCACCGTAAATGGGGAAAGCATGTCTCACCCCAGGACTGACATCAAACCAGGCCACGGAATCAACATCACGCTTCCGAAACTTCTCAACCAAGTCCGCAACCACGCTGAAGAATTCCGAACCGAACAAAGGAACTTCGAAACCAGAAGACAAGCCCACAACACCAAAAGCACCACCCTCAACACCCCCTTCCTTGAGGTCAACCCCATCTACATCCCCCTCACCTTCGATGTCACAGTCACCATCCAATGGCACACCCCACTCGGTACACAACACGAGAGAGTCTTCCAAGACCCCAGCCACACGTTCAGTCTCATCGACTGACAAATCCCACAACTCCCGAGACATCAACAACACCTTTTCCTAAACCGAATAAACCCGGAATAAACCTGAATAATCTGATACACTCGACACCGTCGAATAGGTCCGACAAGCCCCGCCCACACGCGGGGCTTTCCTCACACCTAGGCGTAGTACTCATCCCACACTTGCTGCATGAGTGGCCGGTCGGCTTCGGTATAGCCATTGACTTGGCGAACCTGACCATTAGGCAAGGTAAGGTCGTACTTTTCTGGTTCGCGTCCCTTTTCCAGCGTGTACAGTGCTTTCATGCGCTTGCCGAACATCGGGGCTACGGACTTCATCTTCTTGCTAGAGAGGTTCTTCGACTTCAAAAAATCCGCCGTATACAGTGGCCGCGTCTCCGGATCCAACTCCGGCACCTCACCCAAACCACGCGCCAAAACAATCCGCGCCTTCGCCTCCAAATGGTCAGGATGAATCAAACCCTTAGCCGCCTGACACAACTCCATCCGCATCTGCGACTCACGCACCAAAGCATTCAACTGGTGCTCCTCGGCGCGAGGATTAATAGCACCACCCTTATGGAAGTAAGCGTCCAAGGCGTTAGCAGCTTCAAGCTGATAGGCCTCAAGCGTTGGGCGGGCCGCTTCGGAGACGCGGTTAGTGTCGATGGTGGCCAGCCACATCGTGAGAGTACGACGATCAACCATGCTCATTTGGCGCTGTTTGCCGTCCGCGCCAACCGTGGTCATGATGATCATGGTTGCCCAGTTCTTGTCCTTGAGCTTTCGGTGCTGTGGTTCCCAGTTGATTCCGAGGGCGTCGCAAACATGGTTTGCTGCTGCCCATTCAGTGCCATCGTGCTGCACAGCCATGATGGGGTTAGAAGTTCCGGGAACCGGGATAGTCACCAGTTCGTTATCCATTGTGTTACTCTCCTAAATAGGTTTCTTTGCTTTTTGGCTCGGTGCTCCAGCACCGGGCCATTTCTTATGCGGCTAGTTCTTCTGGGTCGTGTTTGACGAGGATGCGGTCTGGTGCCGCTCCTAGTTCTGCTAGTGCGTTGAGCACTTGTGGAGTTGGGCGGCGGTTCTTGATTGCACTGTTCCACGTGTTTCGCGATAGGCCCGTGCGGTTTGCTAGGTCTACTGCGGTTGATAGGTGGTTAATACGCTTTACCCGGTCCAACTCGTCAAGACTGATAAGAAACATTGTCTTTTCTTTCTCCTGTTTATCGGGTGTGACAACATAGTATGTCATTCTTGACCAGATTGACAAGGTTGCAATTCACACGGGGGCACCCATTTTGTCTTTCCCCAGCTACACCCCCACTTGCCGACAAGATTTTTATGCACTAGGGTTTAAGTCATGACAACCCCAGCAGACGTAAAAGACGTATTCGCCAGCCTCGCCGGACACCGCGTCACCGCCCAAGACATGGCAGATATTCTCGAAACCTCACGAAATACCGTGAACCTTCGATTGAAAAATGGATTGGTAGCGGAGGACATAATCGCCATATCCCGTGGGTTAAACATCAATCCCGTCGAAGCTCTAGTAGAACTGGGGAATCTGACCCGCGATGAAGTCTTTGATTTCTTGGACGGCGGCGCCAAACTCCTATCGCTAGCCAGCATTGAAGAACTCGTCTATCGCCTGGCCGAAGACACCCTAAGCAACGCCGACAAGATAGAACTAGGCGGTGCAGCACGTGCCCTGCTCGAACGCGATGACCTGGCTGCTCGTCGTGCGGGTGCCCCCGTGTCCGACGCGGATGGTTCAATGCCAGATGATGATGACGGCATTGTCCGCGAATTTGACTACTCCCCCGACGAATACGCCGCAGACTCATCAATAAACGAACAAGAAGAACGCGAAAAACGAGGTGAAGATTTGATTGACTAACACATAGTTAGCGAAAAACGCCGGAGTCAGCTACAATCAGTAAACACAGTGGCGGCATTGAAATACATGTACCGCGCTCATTCCGGCGGCTAGAGCATTTAATGTTCTAGCCGCTGAGTCATTTCAAGGACGTTATGCTTATTGCTTACTTGGATGAATTCGGCCACCAAGGCCCCTACATCAGACACGACCACCCTAAATTCAACACACACCCCGTATTCGGTTACGCCGGATACATACTCCCCGCCGAAAATGTACGCCAGATGGGTGGCTACTTCGAATATGTAAAAGAGCACCTACTTGCCTGGGAAATCGAACGCTTGAAGGTTCACCCGAAACGATGGGAGAAGAAAGGCTCAAAACTTCTCACCACAACAAACATCGAGAATTATGGCGAGGAAATAAACCCCGCGATGAACCGTATATTCCGAAAGCTAGGAGAATTAGACGGAAGGATATTCTTCTTCGGTCAACAAAAACCCATCGGAACAGTCAAAGAAACCAATGAGACTTCCCAAGCCCGCGAAGAGCATTGTCTCATTCAATCAATAAACCGACTCGGAACCTTCGCTTCTAAAGCAAACCAAAAACTAATGGTCATCATGGATGCCACCGACACAGACAACCGTGAACGGGCCGTCGCCACTTTAGGGAAAACGATATATTATCGCCAGAACAAGGAAAATAGAAGCATCATTGAGATACCTGTTCAGGCCGATAGCAGACTATACGGAACAATCCAATTGGCAGATTGGATATGCGCGATACTTGGCCGACTAACGGACTATCATTTTGCAGAAACTTCCGCCTTTGGTTGGGCCGTAGACATGGGGCAAAACCTCGCACCACTATGCCAAACGACTAACAATTCAATTATCTGGTCTAACTCCCCCAGCAAAGACTCTCGATGCTTTCCAAACCAGTTAGTGAAAACCACCAAATTTTGGCAGTCTGAAGCTAGAGCCGAAGCTAAGAAAAACCGGCAAAATCAAAGAAATAACCAAATGATGCAGAATATGCTTGACGCTAGTTCGCCGGAGCTTCAGAAGAAACTGGAACAAATCAGAGGCAATCGTTGATGATTGAATCTCTTATACAATCCGCTGAGGCCCGGGGTTATAGAATCCGCTGGCACCGCGGCGGCCCAAAAGCAGCATGGCTCCCCCACCGGTCCACCATCACCCTCCGCGTAGGCATGGATGACACAACTACCCTGTGCTCCCTAGCCCACGAACTAGGCCACGCGCATTATGGTGACCCGCCCGGCCACCACGGCGCCCACGAAATACGCGCCGACAGGTTCGCCGCCCGCCTCCTGGTCTCCCCCACCGAATACGCCACCACAGAAGCAATCTACGGACCACACCCGGCCACCCTCGCCAACGAACTCGGGGTGACGGTCAAAGTCCTCAAAACTTGGCAAAACATCTACGAAAAGACAGCAGTATGAAAAAGCTCTCAATTCTTCTCATCGCAGTCCTCGCACTAGCGAGCTGCACCTCCAACGAGGAACCCACGGCAACCGATAAGCCGTCCTCAAACACCTCAAGCACATTCAGCACCTCGAGTACCAAACGCAGCAGCTCGACCAAAACCGCGGACCCCTCCAACACACCCCTAACCACAACACAGGAACCTGCTGCTGCCAATAGCGCCTTACCCGAGGCGAATCCGCAAATGGCACAACCGACCGTAGTCGAGTGCCTCCAAGGCACCCCTGGGCCCGCTCGATGGTCAGACGGCACTGTCTCCTTCTCCCAATGGTGTTTTGACAACCGCGGAGGACAGCAGTACCTCGAGAATGAAAGCCAAGCCGGTCTAGTAGAAAACGGAGAATGCGTAGGGCCGGCGGCAGAATGCGGATACGGCACCGCAGCCAACGGCGCCCGAAATCCGACTTCGGGTGAAATCCAGACCTATCACGGCTGCCAAGACGGATACATCAACGACCCTGCTTTGTGCTCTCAAGCAGAGGGCGCTGTCCGGGCTGCGGACCCAAACGGCTCTATCTATTAGGAGCCATGCGCTTTCAACGCAATCCCCGCCCCCGGTGCTCACTGAAATGAACACCAAGGGGGTTGAGGGCCCAACAATCGGCAATGCGAACTAAAAAACGCATCGAGATCAAACTCAGAAACCCAACTGGGACTTTCCAACAAAACATCATTTCACAAGCATGACCAAAGCAGTACAAAATCCAGCATGATAATATGCGATTATGGAAACGCACAGCGGGAAACTACCCCGCCCAAACTACCGAAAAATAGCCGGACAAAAAGCAGCCGACACCCGATGGGGACGAAAAATCGAACGAGCAACCCACCAAGGAACCCTAAACATAGCCGGAACAGACCTATCCTGCTACGTACTCGAAGACGGACGCCGGGTAATCAGCCAATCCTCAATCATGAACGCCATGGGACGTACCCCTCGCGGACGACGCGCAAGCCACGACAATCGACCACCCTTCTTAGAAGCAAACAACCTAGCCGCATTCATCTCACCCGAGCTCCAAAAAGCAGTCGCTGGAATCGACTATCGCGTCGGGGATAACCCGAACGTCATCAACGGACACAACGCCGAAATCCTCCCCAGAATTTGCAACGTCTACCTCGACGCAGAAGAAGCCGGCGTGCTTACAACCACACAAAAACCAATCGCCAAAACCGCCCGCAGAATCATCAAAGCCCTAGCACTGGTAGGAATCACCGCTCTAGTCGATGAGGCAACTGGCTACCAGGAAACTCGCGCCAAAGACGAACTGCAACGACTCCTTGATGCCTACATTGCAGAAGAATTCCGCCCCTGGGTTCGCACTTTTCCCGAGGCGTTTTTCAAGGAAATATACCGCTTGCAGGGCTGGAAATTCGTCCCCGGCAACCATCACCACCCGCAGTACGTCGGAAAGTTCATCAACAAGTACATCTATACGCCAATGCCGACTGGCATCCTAGACCGTCTTAAAGATCTAAACCCTAAAAATGAGCAGGGTAACCGGCCGCGGAAGCATCATCAGCATTTAACTGATGACATTGGGGTCAACCACTTAGAGCGCCAGATTAACCAGGTAGTCACGCTGATGCAAGCATCCGATGACAAAGTTCAGTTTGAGAATCTTTTTGAGCGCGTTCACTCAAGAAATCTTCCAGTTCAGCAAATGCTCGACATTTAAGAACCCCGCCCTGGCGCTACAGATGTGAAATTCGCGTGCCGGGACGGGTATCACCCCATCCGATTAAAGAACAGAACAGGTCTGTCTTATGGCATCAATCAAGCAATACAAGACCGCCAAGGGTAAAGCTTGGCGCGTGCAGTACCGCTCCCCCGATGGGCGGAATCGCACCAAGCGTGGATTCCGCACTAAAAATGAAGCACAAGCCTGGGCTGACAAAAACGCCGTCCACATGAACGAGCAAAACTGGATAGACCCCAACGCCGGCAAAGTGACTATTGGTGAGGTTGCTGTGCCGTGGGAGGCGAACCTGACTCACCTGAAGCCTAAGACGCGGCATGACATGCTTGCGGTGTGGCGTAACCACGTGGAACCAAAGTGGGGCGGGCGTCAGGTGGCCGGCATTAAACCCTCGGAGGTACAAGCATGGGTGTCCAGCCTGGATAGGTCGGCGTCGTTGGTTAGGCAGGCCCATGCGGTGCTGGCGCAGATTCTTGACCTGGCGGTGATGGATAAGGCGGTGCGGGAGAACCCAGCGCGGGGCGTGAAACTACCGCGTAAGGGTGCGGCGCGGAAAGTGTATCTCACAGCGGAACAGCTAAGCCTATTGGTGAGTGAATGCACACGCTATCAGGAGTTGGTCTGGCTGCTTGGCACCGTGGGCCTGCGTTGGGGTGAAGCCGCAGCACTCAGGGTACGAGATGTGAACGTGCTACGGAATCGCATCAACGTGGAGCGTAATGCGGTCACCGTGGGCAGTGAGGTGATTATTGGTACGCCTAAAACCCATGAAGTGCGGGAAGTGTCTGTGCCCGTGTCCGTGATGCGGATGCTGGTCCCTGTGATGGAGAGTAAGGGGCCGGATGAGTTGCTGTGGCCGCGTCGTGACGGCACTCCGATGAAGCCGCCTACGCATGGCAAGTGGTACTACAACGCACTGGATAGGTGCATGGATAAGTACCCGGATTTTCCGCGAGTCACCCCGCACGGGCTTAGGCATGTGGCGGCGGGATTGATGATTTCCGCCGGGGCGAATGTGAAGGTTGTGCAAAGGCAACTCGGGCATTCTTCGGCTGCGATGACCCTTGATATTTACGCTGAATTGTTTGATGAGGATTTGGAGGCGGTGGGCAGTGCTGTGGATGAAAAGATTTCAGATGTCGTCAAATTGTCGTCACGTAGGGCTTAAAAAGGGTGTTTATGCAGGTTAAATGGGGTTTAGGTGGCTGGTTCGACCCCAGTTGGAGGAGCAGACTACATCCCGCCCAGCATTGCGCTGAGCGGGATTTTTCGTATACGCCACACAGCTCGAGTTCAGAGGGTTGCGGAAGATACA